TTAAAATTAACAATAAGTTCTTTTAAATCTACTCTTCTTTTTTCAGTTGACTCAAAACCTTTTTGTTTACGATTACTTAAAGAATCATAATAGTTTTTAACTATTTCTAATTGTGCTTTTGTAAAAAAAACTGATTTTTCATAATCATCTATATTAGGAGCAGATTGTCCAGCAATACTATTATAATGAATATCAAACTCATTACTCATTTCTAAGTTTGTCATATTTATTTCTCTTTATTAATCTTTGCTTCAATAATATCTCGAACTTCTTGATTTTTAACATTGTCTAAATATGAAACAGCATTATCAAAAGTTGGAATTTCTCCTGAATTACATAAATCTAATCCGTCTACTGTTGAATACTTGTTTGATTTTTTAACAATTACTCCTTTATCAATACCTTCGTTAATTAACATTTTAGTATGAAAAGATTTATCATTTACAATGTTTACAAAAGATAATGGTTTAGAATCAATAATTTCTTCAATTTTAGTTTGTAACCATCTTAAACTAGAATCGTTACTTATTGGCTTATTTGTTAACAATTTATAAACTCCTAAAAGTTTTTCTTTATCATCTTCAATTTTACCATATAATTTAAATGCTTCTTTCTTAGAATCAAATTTCTTTTTATCTTCAAGCATTTCTTCATCACCTCTTGTGATAGCAAATTGATAAGTTTGTTTTTGATTTCTTACAGCCCATGAAGGCGAAATATCTTCTTTAGTTAAACTTTCTAAAATTTTAATTGAAATATAATCCATGGGATTACTCAAATCAAATCTATTATTTGCATCTTCTTTTTGTAATGTTACAAAAAACGTTTGCCAAAATTCTCCATAAACAGATAAATTTAAACCTGTTGCAGATTCTAAATATTCTTTTTCTTCATTAGTAAGAACATTTTTAATAGAACCATTTCTTTGAATTGGTGCTGAAAATTTACGAACTGCATTTGTAAGCATTCCTCCTGAAATAACGTGGTTTTTGTCAACGTTAGCTGCCATACCTGTATTTCTATTTATATATTTAACTACCACAATTTCGTCAGGTAGTGTAAAAGTATTTTTTAACTCTTTAACATCTTCTTTCATCTCTTCTTCCTTTTAAGATTATTTTAAAAAAGGGAGTTTTTAAAGAACTCCCAATTAAAACTTTTATTATTTTATAGTGCACCTCTACAGCAGATTGTGTAGAGAGGCACTTAACCAATTATTATTAGTCAATAATTGATGGTTTTAATGTTGCAGTACGAGAAGGGTCTTTAACCATTGCTCCGTAACCTTCACATAATGCTGTCATAGTAGCACTATCTTCCATCAATTGCATTTCACCACCTCTACGTCCAGTAAAAGGATTACGAATACCAGCGATATAACCACGTAATTCATCAGAACCTTTAACTTTAACTTTTTGAATGTTTGGCTCTTCCATAGATCCGATATATAAAATATCATATCTATAAGATTCTGCTACTCCACCATCTGGGTGTAATACTTTATTACGAACTTTATCATCATACATTGGATCAACTTCTAACATAACATGAATGTTGTTAGGAGCTTTCCATTCAGTGAATTGGAATCCTGCAACAAATGCATTACTATGGAATTTTGAAGTTGTTTGTTTGATAGCATTTTGGTTTGTATTATCAAATCCAATTGCTGACCAACCTGACGCTAATTGTGTTACAGCTCTGTGGAACTGAGCAGCTCCTCTTTCACCTGTACGTAACATGAATTTTCTTTCTGTCCAATCTAATTTACCTTCTGATAATTCAGATAATAAATCTTCTAATAGACGAATAGAGAATTTGTTATAAGTAGTAGTGTTAGACACTTCCATTTGTTCTCTAATTCCAGAACCTGCTTTAATTTCAATATTAGCATTACCTTTATTCAAGAAACGACCATTTTCATCACGGTTAGTTTTTCCAAACATAACAGTTCTTGATTTAATTCTTGATAAAGCTTTTTCAAATTGCCAATATACTTCTTGCATCCAAGTTACAGATTTGTGTACTTTTCCTGTATTAGGATCTCTAGTTTCAATTCCTGCAAAATAAACTGGTTCAACTTTACAGTCAATCATTTTACCTGAAACTTTATGTTCCATACGAATTGAAGTAACTGAATTTCTCATTAAGTAAGGAGAAGTAAATTGAATACCTGCACCTTGAATTGACAACTCATCTTCTACAGGAGCACCCTCGATAGAGAATTTCATTCCTGGTAAAAGTTCATCACCTGGAATACCAGCTAACGATTCTTGACCACCCCATACTTCACAAGTATAAACGTAATGTTGTCCTTCTTCATAAGGCTCTTCAAGAATTCTCATTTGATATACGTCTGGTCTATGACCTGCAATCAAATGCATTTTAGTGAACCATTTTTCAGCAAATACTAATTCAAAAGTAGCTCTTGCTGCACCTACACCTACAGTAGCATCTGTAACAACAGAACCATTGTATCTTGCTTCAACAAGTGGAATGTTTCTTTCATCAGAACCAACTACTTTCCAAACGAAATCGTCAGAAGTAGGTAATACCTTTTCAGGGAACAAAGATAAAGTTGTATCTAAGTTTTTCATTCCTGAATTTTGTAACAACACAGTTGTTAAAGGTGAGATTAATTGTGGTTGACTTCCGAAAATAGCACCAATGTGGTTTTTAAGTGTCATACCTGACCAAGCTTTACCTTTGGTCATTACAAATTTTCCTAAACTCATAGTTTTATAATTATTTTAATTGTGTACTTATTATAAATTCAACACTGAACCGATGTTATCGTAACTGTTTGAATCTTGTGCCCATAGTGGAGTACCACCATCAACAATAGTTGTTTTCTTAGCTGCTTTTTCTAATTCTTTAATTGCATTAGATTTAGCAGGTGTTATTAATTTTGAGTAATCTTTAAATCCATCTGTAAGCTCATAAAATGCATACATACGTGATTCAAATTCTAAAGGATTAGCTCTACGATCTCTCATAAATTTATTTTCAAAATGTCCTTCAGGTGATTTACCTACAACTTCATTAATTGATTTATAAACTTTTTCTTGAAAAGCTTTAGTTGGTTTAAAACCACTAATTAAATCTTTTTTCTCAAAAATAATTTTTTTAAGATTTTCATCTAATTCTTTTTGTTGCTTTTCTTGTTCTTGTAATTGAACTTTATATTGTTCTTTTTGATATTCAATTTGACGTGTTTCAAATTCTTTTAAAGAACTTAATGAATCAGCAGCATCTTCTAAAATTGCATCTTCACCTAAATCAATTAAACGATTTAACAATTTCGTCGCTTTAGCTTCACCTATACCTTGATTAACGTAATCTTGATATATTAATTGTTTTGCTAATTCTAAATTATCTGATAAAGAATTTTCATCAATAGAACTATATTCTGCAATCCTTTGTTTACTTTGTGCAACAGCATTAATGTCAATATTTGCTAAATATTCATTTAATTTTAAATCAGCTTGTATTTCTGATTCTTTTTTAAATGCTTCAACAAAGTCATCTACTGTTTCAATTTTTGTGTTTTCGATGTCCAACGAAGGTAGTAATCCTTGTTCTGATAAGACTGTAGCTAGCGAAGAATAAATAGTGGAAGAAGAACTAGCGTCTTCATCATCATCACTACCTTCATTTGAATCATCTTCTTCATCACTTACTTCCCCTGGATTATCATCATCCTCAGTGACATCATTAATATCGTCATTATTATTTTCTAAATCTTGTGGGTCAATGTCTTCTTCAAATGTTGGAATATCAGCTTCAAAGTTTAATTCCAAATTATCAAACATACCCATTTCTAAATTATCTTCTTCCATTCTAATTTATTTTAAGGTTATTTATAAAGTTTGCAAATATAATACATTTTGAATTAAATTCCAAAGATTAATTGATTTAATTAACCTTTGGAAAAAAATTCTAATAGCATTTAGTTGCTTGTTTTCTTTTTAATTCTAGCAATAGATTGATCAACTTTCTTAGCATCCATTTGATCTTTATGTTTTTTCATATCGTTATCTAAAGCTTTCATTTTAGTAATATAATCTTTTCTTTTTGTTTCAACATCTAAATTAAACTTTTCTCTATCTAAAGGATTTTCAATACCATCATCACCTACTTCAGGTTGTACAGATAGTTCTAATTCTTTAAGATAAACTTTAGTTTCATTATCTCGTTGATTTATTAAATCTTTTAACTCACGTTCTGCTACAATGTTTTCTTGTTGCATTTGCATTTGTTCACGAGCTATTTTATTTTGTTCATCTGCAGATGCAGATTGACGTTGAGACATTTCTTCTTCAGCAGTTTCTAATTTACGACGCATATCCATTAATGAAGGACTAAAATAAATATCCATGATTGTAGACATTGAACCTCCGTTTTGAATAAACGCTTGTGCATATTGTTTAATAGCTTGTTCGAGTTCAAGTGTTTTAGGTGTATTGGTTACAAGAATACCATAATCAGATTCTGCAAATTCCTCACCTTCCATGTTTAGAATTTCAATAGTTTGATCATCTAATATATATTGAATTTTTTTATTTTCAATACCTCTTAATGCAACTTTAGCTGTTTCAAGAAATGCTTCTAACACTCTTATTTTTAACGATTCATGTAACATAAACCAATAT